TCGTAACATATTTCATTAGGTTTTAGTTTACATAACAAGTCCCAAATATATTTGTTACGTTGCTTCCCTATTAAAGTTAATCCAGATATACGACCATCAGCATGTTGAACAATTACTCCTATGTGATCTCCAGGATCAATTGAAACAACAACTTTATTTACTAAGTCAGGTTTGACATCTTTCAAATCTAATTTCATTATTGTTCCTCCTTCCAATACCACACTGACATTCTTACACCATAGCCTTTTTCAAATGTGACGTCATAATCATCAATTTGTTCAGGTTTTATCTTTAGCACCTTGCTAATATAACTTTTGCACCAATGATTACATTCAGAACCGTAACGACTTAGTCCTTTATAAGTTTCAATGGCTTGTTGTGACATTTTCCAACTTTTTTCATGATAAGTTTTCATTCGTCTTTATACCTCCAATATTTTATTAGAGCAAGGACTATTACTAATACTTGAAATAATCCCCATATTGTTAATAACCAACCCCACCAAGGCATATTACTCATCCTCCTCCTCCTCATCATAGTGCCAGTCAGGTTCTGATAATGCACCATAACTATCACCAATTTCTATATCTGCTCTAAATGGTAAACTAATATCTGGCAAATACTTGTTAGGCATTTCTTCCATAATTTGTTTACAATGTTCGGCTATCTCTTGAATATCTTTTTCTCTTGCTTCAATGATAATACTATCATGAACAGTGTTTACTAAGTATGCATCGAAGCCTTTTTCTTTTAACCATTTACCAATTTCAACGACGGAACAAATAGTTAAGTCATTTGCAGTTGAAGAAATAGGAAAGTTAACTGCTTGATTCTTTACGTGATAAGCTGTTTCGCTTGTCACATAGTATCTCCTACTTCTTCCGAATGGTGTTACATAAACATTTTGTGGGTCAGCTAATGCATCACGGTGGCATTCTTCAATGAAATCTTTAACCTTAGGTGCACCTTTGAACCAATCATTTAGATACTTTCTTGCTTCCCACATAGGAATGTGCAATGCTTCAACTATGCCTCCAGCTGTTCTACCATAAGGAATGCCGAAGTTAATTGTTTTAGCGATAACACGTTGATCCTTATTGTGAGGGTCATAATTATCACCAAACAAGTGCATAGCCATCTCAGTATGTAAGTCTCTACCTTCTCTATAACAATCAAGAAGTTTTTCATCTTTACTTATATAAGCGAGAACTCTTAACTCACATTGCGAATAGTCTAATTGAATAAGTTTATAACCGTCATGCGCAATAAACAGATTCTTAATTTTACTATCACGAGGAATGTTTTGCATATTTGGGTTTGCTGAACTCAATCTACCTGTTTCTGTTCCATGCAACTTAAACTCACAATGAACAGTCTTATTAGCATCTAATCTTTCATAAATACCATATAAATAAGTTTGTAGATATTTTTGAACTTTACGATACCTCAATATCTTTTGTAACAATTCATCGTCAGGATATTTAAATTGTAAATAACCCATTGTTCGTTTATTAGTTGATTCGATTATTTCATTTGTGAAATGATCTTGCAACACCTTTTTCAATTGAATAGGAGAACCAATGTTAACGCCTGGTAAGTGAGATTCAAACCAATCTTCTAAATCCCATTGCTCATTAGTTAATTCTTTTTCAAGTTCGAACCAGTACGGTTCATTTAATTTCATACCTCTAACAATCATGTCTGCATAGAATTCTGATGCTTCTATTAACTTATTATAAATCATAATTGTTTCAGGTCTCATTAGTTTCAAGAATGTATAGTATAATTGAAAAGTGGCGCAGACGTCATAACAACAATACTCTAATAACATTTGTCTAGGAAAGTAACTATATTCAAACTCTTTTAACTTTATTTTGTTTGCTCTACAATACTGTTTCTTCCATTCATCTAATGGTTTCTCCCAGTCAGGGAATCCAAGATAAAGTTGTGCTAAATCTTTCAATCCGTGAGTTCCTTTGTGTTCATTGATACCACAGTAATGCATAAGCATTGTATCAGCACCAATACTAATAGTTATATCTTCAAGTAATTGTGTTCTAGACCTATCAAATATACCATTATGTAGAATAAATATAAAATCTTTTCGTTGAACAAACTCATTGAATAATTTCTTAAACGCTGTATCTCTGAAGCAAGTCACCTCGAAACAAACAGCTTTTTCTTCTTCATAAGCAATACCTATTCCTAATAAACAGTTCTTTGCTTTATCTGTTAACAAGTTTGAAGTCTCAATATCAATTGAAAAGACTTTATATTTATTAGAGATGACCCCGAGGAAGTTTGTGGCCTCCTCAGGATCGTATATAACATGTTTCTCGATACGTTCTAGGTCATAAGGTTGCATAGCTTGTAATGCACCGTTTCTATACGCATGTAATGTTTCAATTATTTTATCTAAAAATCCGAGATGATACTGTAACCAGCCTGCCTTAGGTAGTTGAATTTTACCATCTACCCATTTTAAATAACTTTCGGCGTTTGTTGTGTATTCCCAAGGCACGTCTTTTGCAATAACATCATAGAATCCCATAATAATTAAAACCTTCCTTTTCCATGTTTAACAATTTCTCTAAATCGTAATTATTTACTTTATCGTTTTTTAAGTCGATGTCAATGCCATCGCGAACGTAGTTGACTACGTCAATATCTTTTAAGTTATCGCTGTCAACGTTTTTAGCAATAAACGCTAATTGTGAGGTATCACAACCTCTAATATATTTGTATATAGGTAAGATTTCGGAGAATGAACTCTTTACACCTAATAAATGAATCGGATGAACACACTTTTTATAAAGTTCAATAGCGGCTGCACTATCTCTTGCAATGATACACTTTTTAGGAATACCTATTGATAAGTTATAGTTTTGCTTATTGATATATTCAATTATATTTTTGAATTCTTCATACGTAAGTGCTTGTGCTACGAACATGAACTTGTATTTGTGTTGCCACTTTTTAATAGTTTCAAGGTTCTTTTCAAATAATCGAATAGTTTCTTTATAATTGAACATTGCATCAGGGATAACAATTTCATTAATGTTGATTCCGCACGTTTCTGCTAATTGAATATATGTTTCTAAATCATTTGATACTTGTGAGTTCTCGAACAAACCATTATCAAGGATAACATATTGACCTTCTCTATTAAAGTATCTAGCATCATATAAGCCATCCTTTAATAAGTGTGCAAGAATCATAATATAAGTTTCATTCTTATAAAACTTTTGATTTGCAATAGGAAATATGTTAGCGATTTTCTTCATTGTTCTTTTCCTCGAGTTTCTTTTGTTTTTCAAGTGTTGCAACTAACTTGTTAATATACCATTGCGCTTTTTGGTAGTCTTCTAAACCGTTTTTCATGTCAGCTCTTAAGATATACTTAATTGCAAATCCTTTACACACACCTTTGAATTCTTCTGGCGATAATTTGGCTTCGAGAATATCGATAACCTCTATTCCACCTTTTCTATAATGTGCAGGGTTGATATTTGAAACTTCTGGTTTTCTTTTACTTCTTGACATCTTTAGTCCCTCCATACATTTCTGGATATCTCTTTTTAAGTTTATCCACATTTTGTTCTAACACAACATCTAACGAGACGTTCAATACTGTGCACAGGTTGGCTACATACCACATAACGTCACCTAATTCTTCAATTAAATGCTCATCTGTGACTTGTCTGCCATGGTATTCTCTTTTCTTAATTGCATCACACACTTCTCCTGATTCACCTGCTAATCCAAGGGCGAACCCTACTAGAAGGCTCTTTCCCTTAGACGCTGGGAGAATACCTACGCGTGCGAATGCTTGATATTCTTTTGTATTCATAGTTCTCTCCTTATAAATCGTAAGTGTTACCAGCACTCTTTTCAACTTGTTTTAATTTACGTGACAAGTAATATGTTAATGGACTGATAACTAATTCATAGGCTACTTTGAATAATGGTTGTAATACAACGCAAATACCTACCTGAGCCCATGTCATGAATGAGAACCCTAAGAATAGTTTTGGTAATAATAACATTCCTAATGGAATATAAATCAATGAATCGCAGAACTCTCCGCATAATGAACTTAACATAGCTCTTACAATAAAATGCTTTTCACCATGTTTTGCTTTCAGTTTGCGAAATACTAAATCGTTCATTAAATCGCCAACCATATATGCAACAAGAGATGCAAGTAATAAGAACCATGTTGATTTTAATACCGACAAGTCCGTTGCTCCTGGCATGACAATTGCGAGCTCGAAAATCATTACCATAAATAGATTCATCGCGAACGAAATCCACGCAGCTCTTCTACTCCATTTATAACCATACACCTCGCTGAATACATCAGATAAGATATAGGTTACAGGAAACACTATTACAGCACATGGTAATAATATTTGCATACCACCAATTGAAAATAGTGGAAATGTTTTTGCAGCAATAATGTTTGCTACTAGCATAGCTACTGCGCTTACTGCAATGAGTATCAATAGCATTGGCGAGACCTTTTCATTCTTGAATGATCTCAATTTTTCTTTAAGTTTTAGTTTCATAATTTCTCCTTTTAGTTTTATTATTTAAAGTCGTGGATTATCAGGAATAGCACGACATTCCTTTAGAACGTTAGGACATTTGTGCGATAACGTTCATTGTGTCTTCGGTTGCACGGAATGCACTTGTAGATAGCACTTTGATTGCACCCGCTCTTACTAAGTCAGTATAAAGGTCATCCATTTCCCATTTTGTGATTTCTAATATGTCACGACATAATCTACGAGATATGAGACCNGCTTTGAAAGCAATAACCAACTTAGGATACTTAGTAAGCAAATCACGAACTTTTTCTTCGTTGAAATAATTGTTACTCATATTTACCTCCATTAAACTTTCTTACTATGTTTATTAGATTTGCGGAAGGAGTGTATAATCCACCCGTTGTCATTTTGATTAGACCTCGAACCAGCATTTCTGCTAGTAATTTGGAAACGGCATCTCTATCCAAACCTAATACTTCAGACATTTGTGTTCCTCTAAACTTCGCATTGTTAAGAAGAACTACTAATGCAGGATACTTTGTGCACTGTGCAACAGCCCACTCTGTATTCTGTTTTGTTAACTTTTCCTCCTCTTGAATCTTTGTAACATAATACTCATAATCAATTGAAGGTCTAGTGAACACATAGGATAAATAATCTTTAGACCAGTCGAGTAGTTCATTTGTAATGACTAATTTATCCTTTTCAACTGATCCCGTTAAAACTGCCAAAGCTGCAGCAATACGTAGAATCTTTTCATAAGCGGCTTCTTTAATAAGTAATGTTCCACCCCTATACTTTTCACATAACGCGTTAGTTACTTCATGTAAGTGCGTGTAGTCAACATGCTTAATATGAGTTGGATCAACGTGCCATGCATAATTGATAAGATGTTTATATTTATTGATTTCACCTTGTGTTAATGTTCTGTTTTGAATATCTTGTAACACATCAATGTCATCTCTAGCTGCACCTATAACCAAATCAAATCTTGCTTGGTCTTCGTTAACTGGTATGAATTCTTGAAACGCTCCAAAACCTTTCCAGAAATATTCATTTATATTCTTTCCAGATCTAGGATTAGCAATCCAGAATAATCTTGTTCTTGCACGGGCTTCACCTCTAACAACTTTGTTAATTGTGGCTACGCAACCTGATCTCACGCTTGACATTTGTGTAATGTCATCTACTGTCAAACCGGTTGCTTCATCAATTGCACAAAAACCTTTATCGTTTAAAGGTATTGCGCCCCATGTAATAATCCAAGAATCGCCTAGTCTTACTACACCCCCAAGAACGCCAGTTAATTTTGCGTTTTCACCATTAATGTAACCACCCATGTTCAATTTGGTTAACATATTTTGGGCCATCAATGATTTACCTGTTCTAGTATCACCTATTGCAATTGAATCAAGGACGCCTTTAATAGTTCCAGATTTATAAGGGATTTCTGTTACACTACACATCGTAAGCAACAAGGCGCTGAATAAGTCTAATCTGCCATAAACTCTACAATCTGCTAACCACGCATCATAATGTTCTCTCAAGAAACTTGTAACTGAACCATTTTTATGTTTCTCATATATCTTTCTAAAATACACGAAATCAACAGGATCTTTGAACTCGGTGTCATCGACCTTTGCATTCTTAATTGAATAATAGACTTTTTGAGAACGTGGATCGGTTACTTTAGTTGCATCGAATATATACTTTGCAGTTGGTAATAATCTTTCTTTATCATACATATAGAACCCATATCTAGGTTCATAAGATGAATCTGTAAGACCACCTAATAAAGATGCTTTCTCTTGGAACACAATGCTTTGTGCGTTCACATATTTTGTAGGAATAACAGTAACTAATTTACATCCTATTGCTTTTGACGCTAACTCAAACATCTTACGGTCTGAATTGTTAATCATATGAATTAAGTCTCTATCCTCGAATGAGTATTCAACACTTGCTTTACCTCCATATAATTTGCAAGGACGTTTACATGTATCTGAGTGTTCACATTTCATACAGACAACACATGGAATAGCATAAGTTTTTGGATCAGATCCCACAACAATCATATTTTCTAATAAAACACGTTCGCCCATATTATCAACTGATTCATTTTCAACTAACGTTTGTTTCTTCAATTCAGAAGATTCATTAATGTTATATTGAACTAATGAAGCAAATTGCAACACGTTCGCATCGTGATATTTTAGATAATAATCAGTGAAATCTTTTGTAGGAAGTTTTATACGCTTTAAGTCATTTGTGAATGCNCTTATGATATCGATATATTTTTGNGCTATCTTNTCACCTGCTTCATCACTATCTGTCATAATATAGACACGTTTATTTCTAAACTTGGAATAGTCGAATACAGGTATCGCAGCACCGCCTGTCCCCGTGATAGCGTTAAGTCCTTGTGATAATGCACAAAGGCAATCTTTCTCACCTTCTACAATGAAGATGGTATCTTTTTCAAGACTATCTAATGGCCAGAATCTAGCATCATTACAANGTTGGATCCCCATACACTTAGGGACAGGCTTATTACCTCTATACTCCGCAGGCATATATTTTCTGATATTGAATAAGAAACCAGTCGATGTATATATCGGGAAGTAGAAACGACGTTCTGCGTTACTAAATCCTATGTTATACCTTCCAATTAGTTTATCAGAGATGCCCCACGAATGTAATAATTGAAGCGCAAACTTGCTACTCTTTAAGCATCTATGTGCTTCATCTACTAAGGCAGGATCAGGAAATGGAAATGGTTTATTGGCATTGTAATAATTGTTCACAAGGTCCATTGCTTGCTGCTTGTCAATGTCCATAAACTTTTGTAAGAACTTAACATAGCCGCCGCCTTCTCCACATCCATGACAATACCATTCATGTGTGTTTACGTTTATAGTAAAAGATGGAACTTTTTCTTTGTGAAAAGGGCACAGGGCGTATACCTGTTCCCCGCCCCAGTTTTCAACTATCTCAACAAACTTTTGATAAAAGTCCATATAATCTATAAACCTCTATGCTTAAGTTATGCTACGTATTTTTTAACTTTAGCACGTTCTTCGCCATTGTATTCTTCGTGTACAATGATTGCAGTAGGATTCATGCCGATTAAATCGGAAGCTTCCATAGCGACAAAGTCATCTTCACTCATACCAAGGGCTTTGATGAATTGTTGAGCGCGGAAAGCGCCTGGGCCTTCTAAGCAAATATTGTCGCGGACAAATCCACCTTCGGTGTCGTTCATATCAACGACTAACATTGCTGTTCCATTTGCGGAACGAGCTTCTTTGGCTCCGATGATTGTTAAGGATTGTTCACCTTCTTCAACCAACTTCGTTTCTTTGACATCACTAAAATCAAGTTTCATAAGTTATTTTCCTCCATATATAAAGTGATCGATGGGTTTCAACAGAATTGAACTGTTTATCTAGGTATACTTAGATAGTCCACACTCAACCCGTAGGTGCAGTGCAAGGAGTCGAACCTTGACCTCAGGAAAATGAATCCTGTGAGCTACCAACTGCTCCACACCGCAATGCACATATCTAACCTCTTTCGAGTAACTCAATGTGCTAAGTTCAATGGATTATTTAAGGAGTTTTTCCATTGTGGGTAATTCTAGGTCTCTACCGTCGAAACCTCTAACTTTTGCAACCCATCCAAACTTAGGAAGAGTTGTTGCACACCATACACCTTTAGGGTTTGTATAAGTATAGATTACAGTTGTAAACATTGCAGGTAATTCGGTAACTAACTTACCATGAATTGCAGGACCTTTTACTAATGCACCAGTAGTGGCATCTTCTCTGATCGCTGCTTGCATTAAGAACAAACAATCCATTGTTAATGCCTTAAATGCTGCAACTGACAACTTATTCAAATCTGTTAATTGGCCCCAGTGTTGAAGTTGAATGTTGTCTCTGAAGTTCAGACCTTTTCCTAACAACTTATTTTTAGTTCTTAGTTCGGAAGACATTTCCCATTGCATCTCTGACCATGTATCCCAGATAACACACTTAAATGGTTTCTTAAGTAATCCTTTCATTTCAGGAATTGCTTCACACCATTTTTCAACTGTGTTTTCTTTGCACAATTCATAGACATCATTGAGATCTTTGAAATCATCGAAACTAACTACAAATAAGTTATTGATATCTTGCAAATCCTTTGCGTTTAATGTAGCACTGCCTTGATCCACATCGATTAACAATACTGGTTCATCAGGATACATTCTACAATATGTAGCTGCAAGATGTGTTTTACCTGTTCCACTCATTCCATAAATGAGCCCGAACAATTTGGTATTGTACTTAATGAATTTCATATTATTCTCCTTTATAAATTGATTTAAATGTTTTTAGCATTAGTCCCAACCCCAACAGCCACAGTAGTATTCATCGAACTCGCTTTCGGGTTTGTGTTTAAAGAATGGTAGTGATGTGCTTGATTTACTCTCGCTTGTGCAGGTTACCGTCCTTCCTTGGTGGGTGAATGTTTTACCGTAGTAGACACATCTCGCTTTTCTGCCCGTTAAGTCTATAACTTGTTCTGACACTTCTGTGCAGTTGCATATCGCACACGCTGGTTTGTTATCACCCGTTACTGCATTTGCGGTATGACCGCATTTCATCATTGGTTTGTTTGACATTTTATTCTCCTTTTATCTTAATTATATTATATAATAATTCTCTGAAGATTTCAACATGTTTTTGTGTTTTTTTCTTAACAAAATTAAACGTCGA